GCTCTTCCGATCTCAGCCCCTTAATGATTGTTGCAGGACTTTTACTTTGTCCGTGTTGGATGATGACGGTTACTTAGTGGTGACTTTCAGTTACCGAGTGCAAGCCTAAAGCTTGCACCTCGCGCCATATGCGAGGTCTAATACCCGTTATTAAATGTTACCGGACTTTTGTTTTGCCTATGTTGTAGATAAGAGTTACTTAGCTTGCAAAGCCCCGGATCATGGGTTCAAATCCCATCGCCCTTTCGAGGGTGTAGCTTAGTGTTTAAAGCGGGGACCGTTCTCTTATCGTTTGTTACTAGGCTTTTTGTTTCTTAACCTTAGTGTAGATTGCAGTTACTTTGATTTGCATTCAAAAACATACCTGCGATCGTTTGTTCTAGGTGATTTTATGAAAGTTAATGTTCAAAAGAGTGTTTTCACTCATCAAGGCGGAAAGGCTGTAGAAGTCAACGCCTACGAGCGCTTAAAGCGTACTATCATGGCTTGCATGCTTTTTGAAGATAATTTTTACGAGGAAGGCGTTAAGGCGGCTGATAGAATTGCAGAATTATCAAAGCAATGTACTACAGATCAAATATGTACTTTAGCCTTAGAAGCCGCCACAAAATATCATCTTAGGCATATTCCTTTACAAATGATTGTCGAAGCATTAGCGAAGAGAGATCATGGTAATGGAACACATATTATTTCAAATATAATTAATAAAATCATCACTCGCCCTGACATGATGACCGACCTTTTAGCTTTGTATTGGAAATCAGGGAAAAAACCTCTTTCAAATCAACTTAAACGCGGCCTAGCAAAGGCATTTACTAAATTCGATGAATACCAGTTATCTAAGTATAACCGTGATAATCCTATCAAATTGCGCGATGTCCTTTTTCTTTGCCACGCCAAACCTAAAGATGCAGATCAAGCCGAATTATGGAAGCGCTTAATCAATAAAACGCTTAAGACTGCCGACACTTGGGAAACTCGTTTGTCTGCTGGAGAAGATAAGAAAGAATCGTTCCAAGAACTGCTTTTTAAAGGTAAAATGGGCAAACTTGCAATTCTTCGCAATATGCGGAATATGCAGCAAGCGGGTATCGCTAAAGAAGCCGTCGCGTTTGAACTTATGCGTAATATGAAAGAAATGTTACCTTTTCAATATCTTGCCGCTGCTCGAGAATGCCCTCAATGGGAAGATATCATAGATCCTGCAATGGTGGCTTCTGCTTCGTTTAAACCTAAGATTGAAGGCAAAACATTCATCCTTGTTGATGTATCCGGTAGTATGGTTTATCCTTTATCTGCTAAGTCTACTATGACACGTATGGATGCGGCCGCAGGATTAGCAATCTTACTACGCGAGTGCTGTAATGATTGCGAATTCTACACTTTTAGTGAAAGATTTGTGCCAATTCCTAAGCGTCACGGAATGGGATTACGTGATGTAATTAAATCATCTCAACCTAATCAAGGTACATATTTAGGCAATGCACTTAATCACATCATCAAATCAGGTGCTAAGTGGGATCGTCTTATCGTCATTACCGATGAACAGACAGCCGACAACATTCCTAATATGCCCATGGGTAAAAATTACATCCTTAACATTGGCAACTATCAAAATGGCATTGGAAATAAGAACCAATGGACGACTATTTCAGGGTTTAGTGAGGCATCAATAGATTTTATCAGGGAATATGAAGCAAGCACAGAAGCCAAAAAAGAAGATTAATCTCCCTGCCGATACTGAAGGATTACCAGTTGCACCATTGGGTCTTAAAGAAAGAAAAGCCGATATTACCTCGGAAATTAAACTCTTTCTGCAAGAACCAATTACACTTGAATCGATAAAATATATTCTTTTACGTCTTTCTGGTCCTATCACTCACTATAAATATATTAAATCTAAAGTTGCCATAGCTGCCCTAAAATCAAGAATATCAACTTATGATAAATATGATTTCATAGTTGCTGTAGAGATTGGTGATTATACATATAAATATTATGTAGATAGTATGGAATTTTACAAATTAGGTTGGTTTTCGCAAAAGGATTTAGGAAAGTCTTCTTTAAAGAAGGAACTTGGCTGGATTATTTTTCGGTGGCTTAGTAGTAATTTAGAAAAATGTCAAATCATAGAGGCAAAATGAATAAATTAGCACTTGAATCGCCCGTTTAACTCAGTGGCTAGAGTAGTGGTTTTGTAAACCAAAGGTCAGGGGTTCGAATCCCTTAACGGGCATATTCCGAGATGGTGTAATGGTAGCACATCACTCTTTGGCAGTGATTGTCAGGGTTCGAGTCCTTGTCTTGGAAACACATAAATATTCGGGGCTTTAGCTCAGTTGGTTAGAGCGGCAAACTCATAATTTGTTGGTCAGAGGTTCAACTCCTATAAGTCCCAATGGCCTCATAATTTAACGGTTAGAATGCCGCTCTGTCTAAGCGGCTGTGTGGGTTCGATTCCCGCTGAGGTCGAAAATACAGGGAAGTTACAACCACGACGAGCAACTACCCGAAAAGCGATCAAGATTTTATATTCTCAACTGCGCCTTGAGTTTCTGCATCTGCTCATATGCATTTTTCTGACCACCCGGCGAAAAGTCACCACCATTTGAATACGGCGCAGCCCCAACGCCACTTGGCATGTAATATGGACTACGTTTGTTAGCATCCACTTTCTCTTGAATTGACGATTGCTTAATTTCTGGCTTATGTAATCCTAAAGCTTTGATGTTCTTATATACTAATTTTTGACGCTCGAAACCTTCTGGCATTTCAAGTATTGCCTCGGCTAATTCTGGGTCTTTTTGGGCGAACTTCTCCGCATGTTGCAACACTTCATAGAAATCAGGATTGCTTTTCATCCAGTTTTGTTTACGTTCTTCATGTAGGGCAGTTTGTACAGCCTTTTGAATCTCTGATTGTGTATCTTGCTTTGCTTGCTGTCCGAATTTGGCTAATGTCTTATTAAGACGCTTCTTGTCTACATAAGGTTCGCTATCATCTTCATCGTCTTCATGATTAGTTTTTCTAGCTTGAGACTCTTGATATTGTCTTTCAGCTTCTAAGCGCCCGGCGCGTTCTTGTTCAAGTTGACGTTGATACTTTGCTTCTAGAGCACGAAAATTTAATTCTTTATTATTTTGCGTCTCTGTTTGATTTTGTACTTGATTATCATTAGATGGGGCTGTCATATATTATCCTTTTAGCCATAACGCTGGCATGCGGTTGGATTTAAAGTAGTTATATTAAAATTTGAATTTTAGGACAAGGCATGAAACTTTTTATTGTAGAAATTGCTATTTCTGGTGGAATTGTGACATATAAAACAAAGGCTGATTTTATTCAATTTACGCCTGATGGTATCCAATTATGTATTTATATAGATGAAGAAAAAAATATATTTAGAATTGTAGGTATATTCAAAGATTGGTTTCGTTGGTCCGAAGATGGTTATGTTACCTCATGAAAAAAAGATGATTTTAGTCGAGACTCCCGTTATAAATTGCATAAACTTTTGGAAGGAAGGATTATACTATGAAGATTAGTCGTCTAGAATCACATGATAGACTTCAATCACTGCAACAAGATCAAGCTTTAAACTTAGCACAAGGCGCTCAAGACTGCTTAAAACTAAACCGCTTATCTATTGGGTTACAGCAATATTCGCCTTATATCTATATATTCGCACATCCGCGTACTGCTGACGATGGAGTGACTAAACGTATGATATGGCAACCTAGACTAACAAAACCCAGTGCGCAGACTAATAGCTACCTTTTCAGGGCTATCTCTAACACCGATCAACTTGAAATCTGTTGGATGATCCCACCAAAAGAAATGTGGACATCCTATAAGAAAGGTAATGTTACAGAACATGCTATTGTGAATTGGAGTATTGAACAATACAAGACAAACAAACCAAGTCTAGAAAGACCAGAGAATGACGATCTTCCCGATGAAAAAATTAAAGACATCTATCGCCGTGTGGCAATGGAAATAGATGAAGAAATCAGAATGGATAAACTTTATGCACTTAAGGAGATTAAGTTAAATGGATAAAGACCCTAACCAAACGCTTTTTTTACTTGAAAAAGTTGAGGAGTATTTTACTCTTGCAAGATCGGTTTGCGATCCCATTGAATATCAAAAAAGACAGCAACTTCTTTTATACTCCATAACGGAGGTTCTTATTGATGAACTTTACCATATTAGGGGTGAGGTTTAAATGGAGAATGATGTTGAATCATTTTATGGATTTAATGGGGAAAGTATTAACCTTTCTGAGATTGGAAAGTATGGTAAGTTTGTCGAATTCACTAAATTTCATGATCTTAAACGTGATATAAATGATATTCAGTTCTATAAACCTCCTTTCAAATTTCATACTGATCAAATGACATGTGAGAAATTGACCGAAGATAAAAGATTCTTAGCGGTCGAAAGAATGCAAGAAAATCTAGATCGTTTAATCGAAGATGAATTAAAGAAAGACTATAAATTACAAGAGAAAATTAGAGAAATCAAGTTTAAAGCAGCTAAACGTATCGAGAAATTGAAACAGAAACCGCTTGTTAAACTAAGAAATAAATATAATTATGACAGAATTGCAAATTACTTTAAGCCAAACTACGTGGTGGCGTCTTCATCTTCTTCCGGGTCAACTGAACCATTCCCATAGAATCATCACGCATGCGCCCAAGTTTAGCTTTAATACCCTGGCCATAGTTATCACCCATCCCATATTTGGTATTCGCTACGTGCGCTTCCCTATTGCGTTTATAAGGCTTCGGCTGCTGGCGGTTAAATGGTTGAGCATTTCCTGAGATTGGCATTAACCTACCTCGTCAGTTTCCATCGTGCTAACTTTACCCATTGGCATTGTGGCAGCATTTTTTGATGGATTGCCTTCATGGCCTACAGGTTGACGATGACCAACACCATAATGCGTACCTGCATTGACAAAACAGGAAGAACGTTGATCATATTGTGGACAACGAAAATCCCAAGGTGATTGAACACCATCAACTGGTTTGTCTTTAGGCGATTGTTTCTTAATCGAAGTAGGGTCTTTAAAGCCTGATTTCATATTGCCTCTAGTAAATTAATGCCCATGTACATTGCCTGCACACATGGGCCGATCGTATGATTGACGATGTCAACGGCAATGACGCTTAGTTTCTGTAGCCAGTTTTATGCGGATGACCTTTAACTTTAGTCGATGCCATCTTTTGTTGGCTAACAATAGTTTCATTAGTGTCTTCATAGTGGCCCAAAGCTCCAAAACCTTCAGCAGATTCTACAGTTTTGGTTTTGCCTCCACCATCCGGAAGTACCATATCTTTTCCACCCTTACCAGCCCAAAAAGAATGGTCGTCAATTCTACGCCCAGCCATAATTATCTCCTATGCCTTCTTAGGCATTTTTAGGTTTATTTCTTTCTTTATATCATCATACTTTGATTTTGAGTAGGATTTTCTTGTGCTTGTTGTCTTGGCTGAACAGATAAAATTTGTTCCATAAAACGTTTGGATGCTTGCGATCTCTCTACATCGGTACGAGCTGTTTTCTCTGTTTCTTCTTCATCAAATTTTATGGACTCTAATTTATTTGCCTGTAGCATCGTTTCAACCTCACCAAACTTTTGAATAGCCTCAAGCATTTTTGTAAGAGCATCCATTTTTTCACGTGTGGAAATTGCATGATTCTTACTAATCTCTGAAATACGCTCTTCGAATAACCCCACGTTGCTCTCTGCACGTGCATCACGTTCACGTGCTTGTGAGAGGTTATTATGAATTTTTGCCATTAACTCTTTCAACTTCATTTCTTCTACAGTATGCTTGAGGTTCATTTCCTCACTAGCTGCTGCTGCTTGTTGCTCTTCTTGTTGCTGTAGATATGGTATGATCTCGCCTTTTCCTGTTATGTTTAATTTTGGAATGATCATAGAAGGAGAGAATACCTCGCGACCGAATCTCTCATTCATTTCCATCATTTGTTGAGCCTGCAAATTCTGCTGTGTCGGGGTTAAATCTGACTCCTCGACAAGCACTTGATACTTTGAGAACACTTTTGAATAGAAATGTGGGGATGGTTCCTCACCTATCATTAACTTAACCTTCTCAGCATTCCAATTATTAAGCGCAACCTGTAGTAATTTATCCCCTAAAAGCTTGTCTGAGAAATCCCATTGGTCAAAGTATTTCTGAAATACCATGAGATTAGCGGCTTGTTTCATAAGCATTGTAAGGCTACTTATCTGCTTATCATCCTGGCCTGCCCAATTCTCTAGATTGATCCCAGAGGTAGAATATATTAACTCTCTCATTTGGTCAGCTAAAGCTAGGTCGGACTCTGGCACTGCGGAAGGAATAATCTTCTCCACATCCGTCATTTCGTAACCATCATTGATGATGACATCCCAGCCTTGCCCAGCCTTCTTCAGATTGTCTTCATTAGCTACAGCACCGACCTTTCGTTTCCAACCTGCATTAATTGTCGCGGCGGCTATATCGTTATTAGTTATGATCTTATAATTCATCAAGAACTGCGGATCTCTCATCGTTCTAACTAAAGACCTTACGCGTAAATCATAATAATTTATATGTGGTTCGTAGTTCCAAAAATATGGGATAAAAGGCATGAAATGCCCGAGTGGATTGTCACCTTGAAACATCAGTTGATCATTTAAAACAGTGGCAAGCTTCCAACATGGTACTTCAACCTCGACCGCTTCCATATCAGGAATGTTATATAGAATCTGCTCTAGATTCTCCTCACCACCGCCGTAATCAAAGAATTGATTTCTAGTGCGACTATAAAGACGCTTCTTCTTGACTTTCCATTTATACCATACATATGACAGCACCATAAGATCGTTACGGGCCATATTGTAATTTTCCGGGAGGAAATAGAACGAGCCATATCTTTGTGGTGTTCCCGACATTGGCGCAATAGCTTGAAGTTTATCGGGGAATCGATTTTGAGCCTCTTGCTTAGATATATATTCTTGACACCATACGAATTGGCAATCCGACATGTCCGGGGATCTAAAGTAAGGGTCGACAAGGAATGAGTTATACTCCCATATTTTAACCTTTAGAGTGCCTTGGGCTTGATCATCGTCGGTATAATCTAGATAAGGTTGCATTAAGCACATGCCTGCAACCGCTGCTAATTCTTTTGCCTTAGACTTTTGTTCATGAATACAACCCATATTAGCTACATGAGTAATGAGCTTATTGTATTGATCTGTCGTCTTAGGGTCTGCACCTTCGCAAGCCACATAGTTAAAGTTCTTTCTATGCTGTCTTTCATACCCCGTAATCATGTTTACAGGTTGCTGAACTAGATTGAAATAATACTGCTGATAGCTAGTCGTGGGAGAGAAATTAAAGTATCGGTTTACAAACGTCTGTGAGCCTGCATAGAACAATGTATCTATATTACTTTGATTCCAGCGGCTTTGTTCGATGGGCTGGAACTTACTATATAGGTTATCTAACCATTGTCTTACATTGCCTTGGTTAGGTTCGAGGGCATTATTCCAAGGGGGATAATAAAACGACGTATTTACCTCAATTTCAACTACTTAAGATCATACTCCTCAGGAAAGTTGAGCTTGTCCTTTATCCCATATTTCATATAGGCGAGGCGATCATAATTTCGCGCAGCTTCTAAAGTTGAAGTATGAGCACCTAATTTAATTACTTTACCGTTGATAACAATAAAAGAACGCCAACGATTTTTTCGATTAGGTCCATCATAACGCTTCTCCTCTACTACACCATAATAATCATTTTTTTGGAAGTGTCTACTTCTTTTTTTAATCATCATATCGTTAATATTATCTTGTCTTGTACCTGTAAATAAATGTTTAGGATTTACACATGATGGATTATCGCATGTGCTTAGAAACTTCCATTGCATCAGAAGTATAGTTGGGAATTTGCTTATTTCTGAATTCCATTGTGTTTAATCCTTGATTTGTGTATATTTGTGCTTCCCTATCAAACTTTTATCCTTCAGATCTCAATGCGATCGACCCAGAAAGTGAACAACGTCTGATAATGTAGCTTATGTTACTTTAAAGTTTTCATTGTCATTGACTTATATTCATAAACACCTATCGCAAAGAGTTTTGACCCATGCTTGCTTTCGAAGCTTTCCTTCTTCTCCGCATTCTTCGCATGTTTCTCGGCTAATCTCTTGAGTCTTTTTTATTTCTTCCGTCATTTCATCTGTTTCTGAGTCCATATAGAAACGTAAAGCACCAAATTTTTCTTTAATTTGAGATGCTGCTGGCGTGAAATCCCCTTTACCATACTCCCTTACTTGATTCTCTATCAATATCTCAAGTTTTCTACTAAGAGTATTAATGATCTCAAACCATCCATCTGAGCATTCAAAATATTTTACGCGTCTATATAGCAAAGGATATGATTTTGTGAGGTAATCTGTATGTTGTTTGTTCATAATCTTCTCGTTGGCTGAAACCTGTTTTGAAGGTAATCGTTATCCCTGTCATCTTTATATGGCCTATATGTTGGCACTTTGTGCGTATAAACTGCATAACGCAGAGCATCTATAGCGTGATCATCTCTCTTTAACGGCTCATCATAGCCTTGCTCCGCTGCCTTAGGGTCCCAGACATAACCCTCAATCTCACGGATTAAGTTAGGACAACAATCTTTTACAAACAAATTACCATCAGCCATCTCACTTGTCATCTTCTTAATTCCTTCCTCAACATCATTGTCAGCGTCAACACATCTTACTCCAACGCGAGCTAAATCAAGCTTCATTGCCGCCGCACTTGGATCAATGTAAAGCTGCTTTACACCATAAGGCTCTAAAAATTCAGCGAGATCTCTAGCTTGCTCACTAACAGTCTTTTGTCTTCCACTATCTTTGTCTTTAGGGTTCCAATAATACTCACTCTCTACCCAGCAACATTTGCCCATCTGTGTAGCTCGCCCCGTGCTAACACCAATGACAACACATGCAGTCGGATTACTTTGGCCCACGTCAAGGCCAGCAACATAATATTCCGCAGCTCGCGGTGGCTTCTTAACCACGTGTATTTGTGTGTCGAAAAAATCGAAAATCGCTCCGTCAGCGAGGCACCAAAGGCCAAGGTAATTTCGTTTGTAAAATAAACCCGACAATGAATTACGGATACGATTCTTATAGTCCTCATCCAAATACGGGTTATCATCAAGTGTATAGTGTTGTGAGTAGTAATTAGGGTCACCTGCTTCTGCACGATCTATCCATTCCTTTAGTTTATGTTTAGGATGCGCTGGGTTCATGCTTGCAAACCCCATGCTATGCGGATTGCTGAGCCTCGTATCTATCATATCTATTATAGACTCAGGATATAGAGTCATCTCATCACAGTAAACTAAAGACATTGTTTTACCCTGAAATTGGCCAATCGCACCTTCATCTTTCGCGCCAAGCGTCTGGATAGTCTTATCTCGAAACTTCAGCACTCTCTTTCCTGCCATCCATGTACAAAATGGCCTAAAGATTGCAAACAATTCACTCTCTAATAGCAACCTGATAGCATTCTGATAAATAGTATCTGAAGTATGGCCCACCATCCATATTTGACTATCAGGGCACTTCCAGCAGGCTTCCATAAATCTAAACAAGGTACCTACTGTCTTGCCCGTTCTCACACTACCATGCGTTATATTCCAATGCTTTGTGCTATTTAAGATAAATTCTAGTTGCTTAGGACTCAACGGATGTGTCATATATAGCCTTCATTAAACAGTTGATTATGAGTATATAATGAAATATTTCTTTGACTGCAAGAATCTTGAAGAAGCTAAACTTAAGTATCGAAAGCTTGCTATGGAGTTACACCCTGATAAAGGTGGATCTAATGCCCAAATGTCTGAGTTAACAAAGCAATATGATGACTTTGTTGCAGAAACAGACTATGTTAATCCATTTGAAGAATCGCTTAACCAAGCATTTGAAGAAGCAAAGCGAAAAGAACAGTATTACACAGGATTTGCCTATAGAGCAAAAGGAGGCTATCAATACCGCCCAGCTGGTGATATGAATAATACTTACTTTTATCCTGATGAATTGCAGAAAGTTAGGCAGGAATTGAATGAAGCGGAAGTAGATGCGGATAGGTGGCAAAGGCGCTATAATGATTCAGTTATTACAAGGTCGGATTTAGAAAGACAAATCGCAGAGCTAAAAAAAAACTCCGCAGCTATTCAAGAATGGTATCAAAGAGAAAATTGGATGCTAACGCAAGAAAATCTAAAGCTAAAAAAGCCAAATCTATGGCAGTCGATAAAAACGGCCTTCGCAGGCTTAAGAGGATTTAATAATGGATGATGAAGCCCAGATAAGAATATTTGATCTAGATGACGGTGAAGGGTTTTGCATTCAGGAAATGAATTATAATCAAGAAATTGTTAAAGAAATTTGCATTGATAGGGATGATGCTATCCAAATGGCTGTAATGATTTTAAATCTATTTGTATTGGAGGATTAATGAATGATGAACTACTACCCATTAATGATGGGCCAACACGTAAAGAAATGTTAAATATCTTAGAAGAAATGGTTAAGACATATTCTAACTTACCACCTCAAGCGCAATATCAGCCTGTGACTCACTCGGATTTTACATCTTTGTTGATGTTGATCTTGTCTTTATTTAATGCTGATCGTGATTCCGCTAGCTGATCTAGAAATGATTGCATACCTTTCATTGTTTCGGGTGCAATGCTAATTTCGGCAGGCGTATCTCTTTGCTCAAGGCGGTTCTTGCCGAGCCATACCATCATTGTATTATCCCCTTTTACAGCCTTTCTATATTGTGCAGCTCTTAATATAGAATCCCCTTTTTGTTTCTTTTCAGTTGAATATGCCGAAAATGTTGTTCCTTTGTCAGTTTGACAACGATTATAAAGTGTATCAGTACTAATAGCTAAACAAGCGGCAATTTCTGTAGTTAAACAGCCGCAAATGAGAAGTTCGTCTACCTTAGCCCAGTCGATAGGCTTAGGGGGTACACCTGTTGGGCGTTTAACTTCTTTTGGTTTTCTAGGCATTTAAAATTCATGTCCGCATTTAGGGCATTCTTTAGTCTTTTTCTTTTTATTCTGTTTATCTTCGCCTGTATTGTCAAGTTCAAAGTTTAATTGTAGGTCATTTTCTGTTAGCCCTGCCATGAGTAGGATTTCGATATCGAACTCATTGCCTAGGATGTCCCAGTCATGTACGCCATAATGGGCGTTATCTTTTATGATGCGTTGCTTAATGATTTCGGGAGATAGATTGTGATCTATGATGCATGGTATTTGTTTCCATCCGAGCTTCTTTGCGGCTTTAACGCGTTGATTACCAGCGTATACATGTAATATTCCGTCTATTCTGTTGACTAATACAGGCCGCTTTTCTAAGAAATCGGGATCATCTTTGAGAGAGATAAGAAGCTTTTCGAACTGTTGTTTGTCTATTTTTCTGGGGTTATTTTTGTCTAAAATAAGGGTCGAGATATCAACGTGAGCGACGAAACACTTTTCTATTTTGTTAGAGTTATCTTTATCTTGTTGCATATATACATCACATGTGTTATATTAGTATCATCAAAGCAAGTACGCGATTAACGCCGACATCTTAGAGAACGGTAGCTAAAGCAGGAACGTTAGATAAACTTTAACCAAATGATTAAAAGGAGTCAATAAGATGAGAACACAAGATATAACAACAAGTTGCTTGAGTGATTTTGGATCAAGAGAGAGATGGATGCTAGTGGAGCTATTAACGGCGTGGGATAGGCAACGGTTGCCCGATGATTTTTATGAAGATGAAGTTATACCTATGATGAATCGGAATAGTGGGTGTGTATTTCTCACTAATTCGGACTATCAGGTGGCAATGATGAATGGTGACAAGCTTGAGATTTGGCATAATTGTTCGAATTGTGGACATGAGGGTTTTGCAGAGGATTGCCGATTGAATGATGATGGGTGTCAAGAGTGTAATCCAATGGAGGGCGAATAATGGATAACGAAGATTGTGTGCATGAGGAATTAAGACAAAGCCTTTTTGATTTAGTAGAGGAATACCGAGAGCAAATGAATCCGGCAGTGTTTATAGCATTATTGATGAATTTCACTGTTGAAATAGCATTTAAATGCGCGCCTGATAAAAAAGAAGCTATTAAAATACTAAAAGATATGCTGAAGCAATCCATAAAATATAATCCTGAGAATGATGATGGTTGAGCTTAGGGATTACCAGTTAGAATGTGTAGACACAATATATAAGCATTTCAAGAAGGATAATAAGCAGCTTATCCAAATTCCAACGGGAGGGGGTAAGACATGGATTTTCCTGGAGTATTTAAGGCGTTATAGTCGCAAAGCTGTGATTGTTTGCCCTAGCAAGGAATTGGCGGAACAGATTGGTTATTGGGCAAATCGTTTTTTGGGCGATAGAAGGGTTTATACTAAGAAGCGAAACCGTCTAAACAAAGCGGATGCATACATCATTACCGCAGCAAGCTTCAACTATGAAAAAAGCTTAACACTTTTAGAGGATCTTGATTTTGATACATTGGTAATAGACGAGGCGCACCATGCGCAAGCGGATACTTATTTAAATTTACTGGATCGTATAAAGGATAAGAAGTTTAATTTATTGGGCTTAACTGCTACGCCAGAAAGATTAGACCAAAAAAGCTTGCTTGATGTTTTTGGGACGATGACTTTTAAACGAAATATTATTGAAATGATTAAGGAGGGGTATTTATGCGAACTTGAAGGAACACGGATAAAGACAAACATTAAGTTGTCATCAAATTGGATTCGATACGGGGATTATATTCCTAGTGCTTTATCTGCTTTAGATATCGATTCTAGGAACAATATTATCATGAAGACATTTTTTGATAATTGTGTTGGTAAAAAGACATTAGTTTTTTGCTTAAATGTTACTCATGCTGAGCGTATTGCAGAGCTTTTAAGGCAAGAAGGGATAAAAGCGGAGTGTATACATGCAAAGATGAATTTCCCTTTAAGAAAGGCGATTTTAGAGCGTTTTAAGCGAGGTGAAACGCAGGTAGTAACAAACGTGCAAGTGTTAACAGAGGGTTTTGATGAACCTTCAATAGAGGCGCTGCTTATTACAAGACCAACCTTAAGCAAGTCATTGTATTGTCAAATGATAGGGCGTGGATTAAGGTTATACCCAGGTAAGGATAAATGTAGTGTTTATGACATTACAGATAATGCGCATAAAATATGCACGTTTAATGTTGTTGCTGGCTATGAACTTGAGAATATGTTTGAGTCCCAGCCACGTACAAAAATAACTGAGTTGCAAGAGCCTGAGATAAAGCTAAGTGTCACTGATTTTACAATTGAAAAGGAGAAATTACAATTTTTCAATATTGAAAATCATGTTAACGATGACGGGATAAATATATTTAAAAGTCCCTTTAATAAAATGTCCCAAAGTGAATGTCAATTAATAAAAATATCCCGACCTGAATTAACAAGGTTAGAGGCAATGTTTTTGATTTGGAAAGAAAAGTTAAAGGTGAAATATGGCTTCAATAAGTGAAAGAGACGGAAGTTTCCGGGTACAGATTAGGAAGAAAGGTGTTGAGTTAACACAAACTTTTTCGAAGATTGAAGATGCTGAATTATGGGCTAAGTGGAAAGAAGACATTATTGATCAAATGGAAGCGTTTAAGCCACCAATGGAAGAAATGGTAACATTTGAAGATGCAATCGATTTAAAGATTAAAAAATTACAAGAGGAAAAGCGAGACCACAGAACTATTGGTGCTGTAGTGGTTTTAAAGTCTGTCTTTCAAGAGA